TTAAAATACAAAATATAGTAGACATGCTTACGGTTATGAAGACTATTGTGATTGGGAAGATGTGAGAGCTCCAAAATCAGCTAATGTTCCTACCGATACTGATGTAGCAAAACATTCAATGATTAATTTACAAAATGATAAACCTCTTAAAGCAATTGTGGATTATAATGGTAAAGTTTATTCTAAAAGTTTAAGATATTGGGAAAATGGTTCTCTTATAAACGGGGTTTATCTTTATATTAAAAATTGGGGTTTTAAATTTGCAGGAATTGATACGTTTACAGCAAATGCTTATATTAAAAATGTAAAAGGTTTAACTTTTAATTATAAAGATGGAACTTTTAATTTTAATATATTAAATAAAGTAGGTTTTGTACCATTTGAAAAAAATGTTGAAAATATACAGTTTCATTATTTTATAAATGGTGTTTTATTAAAAACTTTAGAAGATTATAATAGAGCTGTTATTTTAAATAGAGAATTAAAAGCTCCTGTAAAATATATTAATTATCAATTATTATCTTATATTTCTAAACATCCTGTAATTGATATAGATTCTCCAAATAAAACTTCTGCAATATTTGATGGTAAACTTTTTACTGGAAATACAACAGAATTAGGATTTGAAAAAATATATTATTTTAATAATGGTACATTTATAAAATGGACAAAAAGAGAAGACTTAATAACTAAAGTTGAAACTCCTGTTATAATACTACCTAGTGTTTTAGAATCAAGTAAATTTAATAAAGATTTACTTAATAACTCTGTTAAATCTATTGAAGATTTTGAAAAAGATAATGAAGAAATTTTTAATTCAGAAATAGTTACTAAAGAATTAGAAGATGAAGTTTTTATTTCAGAATTAATTCAAGAGTGTTTTGAAAAACATTCTGAAGATTTAGATGAAACAATTATTGAATTATCTGATTGGAAAGATAACGAAATTGTTAAAGGTGCATTAAATACATTAAATTTAATAAGTCATGCATTAAAAGACTTTATTGAAAAACCTAATACAAAATAAAAAATGAGTGCTGAAAAAAAAGTAGTTACAATAAAAGGTGAGGAATTACCTATTTCTAAATGTAGAAAATTTAATAACCTTTATTATAAAATAGGAAATATTGATATTAAAGATTCAGGAGACTGTTATCTAATTAGTGGTAAATGCTACAGAGAGGAAACAGGTTTAGTTGTTTATAATCATAGTATAAATCAATATGTTATGTTAGATAATACCTTAATAAGAGGTGTTATTGATATAGTTAAAAATGAATTAATTGTAGGTTATTTTAATAATAGTAATTTAAAATATTCAAAAATTATAGATAAAAATGGATCTTCTTTTTGTTTACATAATCCAGAAATTTTCAAAAATAATAAAGAATACCGAGAACAATTATCTACTGGAGATTTTTACCATATATCAAAACTTTCTGCTAATAAATTTAATATAATATCCTTTCCAAATAAAGATTATAAATATAGTTTACCATATGACTCAAAGGGAATTATTGAACATCATTTAAAAGGTTATAAAAATTACAATCCTGAAATTTTAAAGAATATTAAAAATTATGCTCCTTTATTGGAAAATTTATCATTTGGTTTAGAATTTGAAACAACAAAAGGACATGTTCCAGATAGAATACTTGAACAATATGGATTAATTCCTTTAAGAGATGGTTCTATATCAGGGATTGAATATGTTACTGTTCCTATGGAAGGTGAAAAAGGATTACAATGTACTGTAGATATTCTTAAAGTTTTAAAAGAAAGAACAGAGTATAATGATGATACATGTTCATTACATTTACATTTAGGAAATATTCCAAGAACTAAAGAATTCATATTAGCATTCTTTAAGATTGGTATGAAAATACAAGATGAAATGTTTCAAATGTTTCCTTTATATAAAAAGTATAACTATCATATTAAAACTAAAAATTATTCCGCACCATTACCAACATTTGAAATTTTATCTCAATTAGATCCAGTTATTACTTCTGATAATATTGATGTTAATTTTGGAGTATTATATAAATATTTATCAATGGGTCAAGATTTTAAAGTTGTTGGAAATGATTTGAATAATGTTATGAATCATCCAGCTGATCCAAATGGTAATCAAAAATGGTTAGTCAAACCAAGATATTTTTTATACAACGTAATCCCGTTAATATTTGGTAATAAACAAACGATTGAATTTAGAATTCACACTCCTACTTATGATATAAATAAAATATTACCTTTTATATTTATGAATAGTTTGATAGTTAATTTTACAATACATAATCAAGATTCTATTTTATCAAATAAAAATGTTTTAAATAATTATGGATTATTTGATATTTTATTTACTCAAATTGATACTTATGATGTTTCAAATAGAAATCAATTTAGAGATATGATGTATAAATATATTGAAAAAAGGAAGAACTATTGTGAAGATCAAATTTTAAAAGGTAATATTTTAGGTACTGAATCTGAAATACCTGCACCAAATGATATTAATTGGATAAGTAATCCAGAAGAAAAACAAAATCCTTTTTCAAATAGATATAGTGAAAAACCTTTACCAAAATATAAAACACAACAAGGTTACGGTGTTAAAGGTGCTATAAGAAAATCCACAGTTGTTTCTCCACATGAAGAATTATATGCTTGGATGGATAGTGTATATAGTGCAGATTTAAGTAATATGAGTTTTACTAATACAGCATATCACAAAGCAGTTAAAGAAATGTTAGTTAATGATGGTATAGATATTAAATCTCAAATGGAAAAAGTAGAACCAAGTTTAATTGCAGAATATAAAACTCAACCTGATGATCTCCCTTACTAAAAATAAAAGTAATTTTGATTGGAAAAAAGAATTAACTTTAGAATGGTCAACAGTTTTATCTGATTTATTAGAATCTGATTATTCAAAACATTTATCTACTTTTGTAGAACAAATTTATTTATCAGATAAAGAAATTTATCCTATAAAAAGTAGATTATTTACACCATTTAAAAGATGTTCTTTGCGAGATGTTAAAATTGTTGTAATTGATAATAGACCTGTTAAAGATAGCAGGTCTTCAGGTATTGGTAGAGGTATAGTAGAATCATCAATATTAATTAAAGATTTACCTAGAGAATTAAGAGAATTTAGAAATTGTATTTACGAAACAATTTATGGAAATCAATATAGTATAACTAATTTTGATAATACTCTTGATGATTATTGTGATCAAGATATACTATTTTTAAATTGTTCAATGTGTGTTGAAAAAGATAAAGATTATACAACTGTTTGGAAACATTTTATTCGTAATGTAATTCAAGAAATTAATAAAAGAAAGGAAAATATTGTATATTTATTTTTAACAGGAGATAATTTAGATTTACGTAAATATATTGATAAAAGTAAAAATAAAATTATTGTAAATCCATTTTTAGTATTAATGAGTTATTCAACTATTTTTACAGAATTAGATGAATATATAGAAGATAATTATGCACATCATTGTAGAATATTATGGTAGAAAATGAATTAATTTGGATTCCTTATAATACTCCAGCTTTAAAAAACAGTAAAGTTAAAACAAGTAGAGGTATATTTAGTTCACCTACTGTTAAAAAGTATTTGAGAAAGTTAGGAATTCAAAGTTATTCTTCTGGTAAAAAAACAGTGTTAGGTTATGTTACAAGACCAAATGAATTTGAAAAACTTCGAGAACAATTTGAAAAAGCATTGTTAAATAAAGGATTTCCTATATTGATATGTTTTCATTTTATTCGAGATAGTAAACGATTATTTGATTTTGGAAATGCTACAGAAATTATATTTGATTTGTTAACAGCACATGATATAATTCCTGATGATAACGTTTCATTCATATTCCCATCAATTATGACAGTTGATGGGATTTTACCAAACGAGAATAATATTAGAGATTTAGAGTGGTATAGTGTAAATAAAAATCAGGCAGGTGTCTGGATTAAAATAATTTAAAAATGAAAAAAGAACTATTACAAAAAATTAGTGGATTATGTTGTTTTGCATTAAGTGATAAAGAATGTATTAAATTACAATCATATTTAATATTAGAAGATTATACTTCTGCTAGAATATATTTAGATAAACTTATTGATAATATTGAATTTTGTTTAGCTTTTGATGAAGATGATGAAGTTACTAAGCAACAATTAGTAGATACAAATTCACTAATGGATTTAGTAATAGAACTAACAATTGTAAATGAAGGAGATAACGAAAGAGAACAAGTTAGAACAATTACTGAATGATGGAGAAAATAATTGGATAGATATTCCAGAATATGAAGGTTATTATCAAATAAATCGTTTAGGTGAAATAAAAAGTATAAAACGTAAAATTATTAATAATCAAGGAATTAAACAAGTTAGAAAAGAAACTGTATTAAAACCAAGATTAGGAAATAAGGGTTATTTATATGTAGTATTATGTAAATCAAATATTCGTAAAACTATAAATGTACATCAACTAATGGGGATTACATTTTTAAATTATGTACGAGATGGAACTACAAAGTTAGTTGTAGATCATATAGATAATAACCCATTAAATAATAAATTAGAAAATTTACAAATTCTTACACAATATCAAAATCGTATAAAAGATATAAAAGGGTGTTCTAGTAATTTCCCAGGTGTAGGTTGGAGTAAATTTCATAATAAATGGAGAGTTAGGATTCAGTATAATAATATTAGGAAGAATGTTGGTTATTTTAATAATGAACAAGATGCTATAACTGCTTGTAAAAATGAATTAATAAAATTAAATAGATATGAGTAAGTTAGAAGATATTTTAAATGAAGATGAAAATATTGATTTAAAACTAAGTTATAGTAGAATTTCTGACTTTTCAAGAAATGGACCAAAAGCATTAATCCGTCCCTCCAATCCTGAAGGTGATGGATTAAGATTTGGTTCTTATGTAGATGATTTATTAGTAGATAAAGTTACAAATAACAATTTATGTAAAGATTTATATGTAGTTTATGATGATAATAAACCAACTGCTACATTAGGTACATTATGTGATATTATAATTGATAATTATGATATAATTCCTGATAAAGATACAGTTTTAAAAATTGTAAAACATAATGGATTTTGGAGTAATATTAAACTTGAAGAAAAGTTAATAGCTAATTTTGATAAAGATGAATTTTGGAATTATATCAAAATTAAATTTGAAACAAAAAACAAAGTTATAGTTACTCAAAAAGAATCACAAGATGCTGAAGAATGTGTAGATTTATTATTAAATCATAAACATACACATCATTTATTTAATAATGATTTTGAAAATCATTATCAATATAAATTTGAATATTATTATAAAGGATTTCATTTAAGAGGTATAATTGATAAAATGTCAATTAACCATAAGAACAAGGTTGTTTATATGGAAGATATTAAAACTGGTTCATCAAGAGCTGATGAATTTACAAAAAGTTTTATTAAATATTGCTATTATTTTCAAGAAGCAGTTTATGTTAAAGCCTTTGATAGTATTTGTGAACAGTTAGGATTAGTTGATTATGTATTAGCACCATTTAAATTCATATTTATAGGTAGAGGTGAAAAAGTTCCTCACATATTTGAAATAAGTAATAAATGGCATAATGCTGCAATTAATGGTTTTACAACAAAAGCTGGTTATAAATATAAAGGTTTAGATGAAAATTTAGATTTGATTTATTACCATTGGAAAAATAAATTTTATGATTTTAGTTATGAAGTTTATCAAAATAACGGAACTTTAATATTAAATGATGATTTTATAGAAGTAAATTAATGGAAGAAGAATTTAAAATTACAATAACAGATAAACAATTATTATTAAATTTTATAAATAGCGATGCTGATGCAATAGCTTTAGATATTGATTTTAATTTATTAATGCAAATTATTGAAAAGATTACATCAATTTTAATATTAGATGATAATTATAAATACAATTATCTTTATATTGGTTATGATTTTGAAGATAAAGAACATTATGTTAATTTATATGTATCAGAAGATATACAATTAAATGGATCTTCAAAAAATTCTAAAAAGGAAGCTATATATGAAGCAGTTGTAAAATATATTAACTTTTATAATAAACAGAAAGAGGAATAAATTAATGAGTAGAATTACAGGTATATATAAAATAACTTCTCCTTCAGAGAGAATTTATATAGGACAAGCTGTAAATATTGAAAGGAGATTTAAAGAGTATCAAAATATTAAAAAAAGTAAACAACAAATAAAATTAAATAGGTCTTTTAATAAATATGGTATAGAAAATCACACTTTTGAAATATTAGAAGAGTGTGATACTTTATTATTAAATGATAGAGAAAGACATCATCAAGAATTTTATGATGTATTAAATAAAGGATTGAATTGTACATTAGTAAAATCAAATGATAGGTCTGGTGTTTTAAATGACGAAACTAAATTAAAAATTAGTTTAGCAAATACTGGAAATTTTCATAATGAGGAAACTCGTGCTAAAATGGGAATTAAAAATAAAGGTAGGATAGCATCTCAAGAAACCAGAGATAAAATGTCTAAATCTAGAACAGGTGTAAAATTATCTGAAGAACACGTAAAATCAATAAGTGATGGTAAAAAAGGAGTTTTATTTTCAGATGAACATAAACAAAATTTATCTAATAAAAAAATAGAAAGATTTAAGGATACAAGCAAACATCCTCGATCTAGAAAAGTTATTAATGTTGAAACTAGTGAAATTTTTAATACAATTACAGAAGCTGCATTATCAATTAATGTAAAATGGCATACATTAGCAAATTGGTTAAAAAATCCACATAAAAACAAAAGTAATCTAATATTTTTAAAAGATGAGTAAAATGAGATATTCAAAATCAAAAACTTATTTATTACCATTAATATCAGAAGTACTAGATTTAGATATAAAATTTTTACCATATCTTATCAATACATATTTATTTGATGAAAATAATGAATATGAAAATTGTATATTTATATTACACGAATTCAATTTTAAGAATCCTGAATTCACTAAATATGAACATAAACTTACAAATAATAGTTTATTTGTAAAACATATTGATATAGATGATAAAGTGGTATATATATTTAAATTCCCAGAAGAATATCTTAACGAATACAATTGTTTATTAAATAGTCAATACTCTAAATTTGGAGATGATGCTAAACAATTAATTTTAAGATTTTGGGGAGAAGTATATTCTGGTAATAGTGCAGGTGTAGCCTTTCTACTAAAAGTTAAAAAAATATTATATAAGGATGAAAAATTAAGAAAAGAATTAGAGGCTAAATTAGGAGTTAAAATACACAATGAACAAGAATTGGGTGATTTTGTAGAAATTGATAATGAAACACTTTATATAAATGAAGTAACAAAAATGTTAAATAAATGTTAAATGTTTAGTTTTATTAGAAAAAATAAACTATCTTTGTATAAGTTTTAAAATATATAAAATATGATAGGAATATACAAAATTACAAATCCAAAAGGAAGAGTTTATGTTGGTCAAGGTATTGATTTAGAAAGAAGATTTAATAATTATAAAAGTTTAAATTGTAAAGGTCAAATTAAAATTTATAGATCATTATTAAAATATGGTCACGAAAATCATAATTTTGAAATATTAGAAATATGTGAAGAAGATGTTTTAAACTCTAAAGAACGATATTGGCAAGATTACTATAATGTAATTGATCGTGAAAATATGAATTTAAAATTAACAGAATCAGATGGTAAATCTGGTAAACTTAGTGAAGAAACTAAATTAAAAATTAGTTTAAATCACGGAAGGGGTATGTTAGGTAAAAATCATTCACAAAAAACTAAAGATAAAATTAGTCAAAAACATAAAGGGAGGGTGTTTACAAAAGAACATATTGAAAATATGAGATTAAATCACCCAAAAACAAAATCCAGAAAAGTTATTAATACCGAAACTAGTGAAATTTTTAATACTATTAAAGAAGGAGCTGAATCAATTGGTATGAAAGATTATAGTTTGGTTTGGCGATTAAGGGGGCGTATTAAAAATAAAACACCCTTTAAATATTATATAGAAGAAGAAAATGAAGTACTAATACTAACAGAAGTTGGAGGGAAAGTATGAAAATAAATAATAATAAAACGAAAGTAATATTAACTACGAATGAAAGGGATATATGCAATTAGATAAGAAACTAAATGGTAAAGAATTATTGTCAGAATTTAAATTTTATTCTGGCAATTATTCCAAATACATTGATAATAAAGAACGATATGAAACTTGGGAAGAATCTGTAAATAGAGTAATGGGAATGCATCGCATTCGTTATAAAAATAAACTTACAGAACTTGAACCATATTTAAACATTGTTCAACAAGCATATAATGAAAAATTACTATTAGGTTCTCAAAGAGCATTGCAGTTTGGATTTGCAGATGAAACAAAAGGTATATTAAAACATAATTCAAAAATGTATAATTGCCTTAGTTCATATGCAGATAGACCTGCATTTTTTCAAGAAGCGATGTATTGGTTACTTTCAGGTTGCGGAATTGGTTTTAGAATTTTTCAAAAAGATGTTGATAATTATAAAAATATTAATATTCGAGATAAAGGCGTTAAAACATTTACAATAGAGGATTCTATTGAAGGTTGGAGTGATGCTATTGGAGTATTAATATCATCTTATTTATCAAAAGAATATAATGTAACTTTTCCTGAATTTCAAGAATATAGAATAGATTTTGATTATTCTAAAATTAGAAAAAAAGGGTCTTTAATTACAGGAGGATTTAAAGCACCTGGACCAAAAGGTTTGAAAAAAGCTATATCAAAAATTGAAGATATTTTTAATGATAGATTGGAGTTAGGTTTTATTAGAACTTTAGATGTGTATGATACAATTATGCATATGGCAAATGCCGTTCTGAGTGGCGGTGTGCGACGCAGTGCATCAATTTGTTTATTTCATAAAGATGATGATTTGCTATTAAACGCTAAAACGGGAGATTGGTATGAAAATAACAAACAACGCGCTAGGAGTAATAATAGTGTTTTATTATTAAAAGATGAAACATCTAAAGAAGATTTTGATAGATTATTTAAATCTGTAAAAGATTGGGGGGAACCTGGTTTTGTATGGACAGATAGTTACGATATTACTTATAATCCTTGTGTTGAAATAGGAAAATATCCACAAATTGATGGTGTATCAGGATGGCAAGGTTGTAATCTTACAGAAGGTAATGGTGGAAAATGTGACACAGAAGAAAAATTTTATAGAATGTGTGAAGCATCTGCTATTATGGGAACATTACAAGCTGGATATACAAATTTTGAATATGTAGATAAAACAAGTCCTGCAAAAAGTATTTTTGAAAGAGAATCCTTATTAGGATGTTCTATTACAGGTTTTACTAATAATCCAGATATATTGTTTAATCCTGAAATTTTAGAAAAAGGGGCGCAAATATTAAAAGAAATTAATTTATTAATTTCAAATATAATAGAAATTAATCCTGCTGCTAGAATCGGTTGCACAAAACCTTCGGGTAATGCATCCGTATTATTAGAAACAGCTTCTGGAATTCACGGAGAACATTCTGAAAGATATTTAAGAAATGTACAAGTAAATAAAGAGGAGGATATATCTAAATTTATTAAAGAAAATAATCCTGATATGTTTGAAGAATCGGTATGGTCTGAAAATAATACCGATTTAGTTGCAAGTTTTCCAATTGAAAGTAAACCAACTTCTTTATTTAAAAAAGATTTATTAGGGATTAAATTATTAGAAAAGGTTAAACTTGTACAGAAGCACTGGGTTGAAGCTAGTACAAATCATCATTTATGCATACATCCTAAAATTAGACATAATGTATCTAATACTATCGAAGTTGATGACTGGGATGAGGTAAGAGATTATATTTATGAAAATAGACATTCTTTTGCTGGTATATCTTTATTATCAAATACAGGAGATAAAGATTATAATCAGGCTCCATTTACATCAGTATTAACAACTTCTCAAATTATTGAAAAATATGGAGAAGGTGCAATGTTTGCAAGTGGTTTAATTGTAGATGGTTTACACGCATTTAATGGTAATTTATGGGAAGCGTGTGATTCTATTTTATTTAATATACAATTTCAAGAAAACTCAAACACTGTTCTTAAAAAAGATTGGGTTAGAAGATTTAAGAAATTTGCAAATAATTATTTAAAAGATGATTATAAAGAAACGTCTTATTTATTAAAAGATGTATATTTATTACATAAATGGAATAAAATTACTAAAACTTTAAAACCTATAGATTGGATTAATACTAATATTAAACCTATATATACTGAAATTGATACAATAGGTGCACAAAGTTGCGCAGGTGGAGCTTGTGAAATAAATTTTTAATATGGAAAGTCCTTACACAGGTAGAGAAATGAGATTAGTTAGTACTTTGAATTCTAAAGATAGATTTTATCTATGTCCAGATACAAAGATATTAATTTATACCAATCATATTACAAAATTTGATATGATAGAGTCAAAAATGTTAATGAAGAAGTTATTATTAGATATAAAATAAATAAAAGTGTGAAAAAGGCGTTGTAGTAGCACAAATTTAAGATACCTCAGAATGCCTGAATCTATACAAGCCCCGTAACTGATAACTCGGTAGGCTATAGAGTAGACCCGAAATAAAGTAGGTTAAAAACACTTGTCGGCTAAGGTAATACGTGTGCTGTATTCTGGTAACAGGATTAAACCTTAAAACAACGTGTAATGTGGATGAGTGACCACAAACTTTATAGTGAAGCTGTAAGGTATCTTTTAATAATAGAGAGAAGTCGTCCAATTGGTAGTGTGCGCTCTTAACTGAGAAATATAGGTTCGAATCCTATCTTCTCTCTTTATTTTAATAAATAAAAAAATTAAAATGACAATAGATTTTAAAAATATAAATCACAGAAAAGATTATAGTCTTCGTGATAGACTAGTTTACCACACATCTTGACCTTCTTACCGCAGTTCTGGCACCTCATTCTTTCTCTATTTCAGTTAAATATATCTCAAATCCATCTGTTAATCCGTCCACATCCTTATGCAGCCATCCGTGAGAATCCCCATAGACAGCATACATATATCCACTGTGTAAAACCACCTTAACATTAATTCTTTGTCCTTTGTAGTATTTTATCATAAGATGGTCGAATCGGTTCTTTCAATCTCTTCTAAATAATCTATAAAATACCCTATTTCTGCTCTTGTGATGGGACGTAATACCGTACCAAAATTATTACGGCAATATATGTTATAGGAGGGGATGTGGATGTATTTATTGAAGGAAGCCCCCATTCTGGCTTGTGTTAGCTCTATTTTAACTCCACAATTCTTACACCTCATTTTCAACTGTTTTAAGATACAAATCAAAAGTAACCTCTTTGAACTGTATTGCTCCTTTGAAATTACTATTCCACGTCTTAGCTGTTCCGATACCATAATCCTTAGCAAAATCAATATCTTGCCCTATAAAAGACAGAGTATCCTCGTCATGTAGATTGCCGTGCTTATCTTCCGGGTAGATTTTACCAGCAATAAAGTAGCGCTCATCGCTTTCTATGCATTTCCACATTCTCATTCTGGTTTGCTTTTATGTTCGTAAATGTAAACAGGTGGTTTTATGATGATCTTACTTACGTCTACTGGTTTCTTCTTTTTCGATTTCATCTAAATAATGGTTAAAAGCTAATTTAAGGTCTTTCTGGTTAGCATAGAACTGGTACCCCTTCTCCCCCAGAGTGCTACAAAGCACATACCGGCTTATTTGATTTCTAACTACCTCGTCAGTAAACCCTTCAACGTCTGCATCCACAAGCTCTTTTCCTCTATAAACCGCTTTCAAGATTAGTATATTTTACTTTGTAGATTACTATTATATGGGATACCCCGGTAGAGTCTTTAACGGTAAAGTTGAAGTAAAGGTTGGCCGGAGTTGCTCTTAATGTTCCATAAGTTCCTTCTTTTTCAAATAGGACAAGATGGGTTCCGTTGCCTTTTTCAATATGGGATACCTCGTATTCACTTATCCGATCATCCACCACCACATAAAGGGCTTCTTTATTATAGGAAACCCTTCCGGTTATCTTGTTTACTACCCTGTCTGAGGTAACATAAGTCTCCTGAGAGATAATGAACTGGATGGCAAAGATTAACTCTTTCACTTAACAAAGGTATAAACAGGCGAATAAGGCAAACTAATCATTCTTATCACAAGAACGCTATCAG